TATCATCGGGAACATAATCAAGGTCAATCAATCTACGGTTTCTATCAAACCATGACACATCACCCGACGTTACCTTTCCTGCCTTCATCCATTCATCAAGGCGTTTCTTGGTAACAGGCTTTTGCCGATCCCCCGTGACGAACGTGGAATCTTTGCTCAGGCAATTTGGAATGCCGTCCCCGACATCTCCCCGAGCAATATGTTCAAACAGAAATTCCTTTGGGTCTTTGACCCGAAGAAACTTCTTCTGAACGGGTGAATATTGATTGATATTGTCAAATTTTTGAAGTTGCATGAAATCCTTGTCACCTGATAAAATCAAGACCTTTTGGGTCTTCAATTGCTTTGCCAAGACGGCAATGATGTCATCCGCTTCTGCCCTATCGTTGTGAATTACCTTATAGGGAAAGTGTTCGTCTATCTCATCCCTAATGGTATTTAGAACATCGAAAATCTTGCCCCAGTCATACCCGGAGGCGGCGCGTGTCTTCTTTCTGTTCTGCTTGTAGAAGGGGAAGACATCTTTTCTCCAAGTATTTCGGCCATCACAACAAATAATTAGTTCTCCATAATCATTGAAGAACTTGTTTCTGTTGAATCGCAGGGAGTTCAGAATCATATGACGAAGCATTGGCTCTTCCACTTCATTAATATGACCCATCTTCAAGTTAATCATTAGATTGCTAATTGCAATCTGATTGAAGTCAACTAGAATAGGCATTTTATTCTCTTTCTATCGTTTCCATAATCAATGCAGTCATTTCAATCAAGTATTCCTCGCTGGAAGTATTCTTTTGGTCACTATGATCTTTCGATCCCCTTAGATATACTGCCGACACCGTTGCTAAAACTTTTTCAAACTTAGTCATTATATTCCCTATCAAGATGCCTGTGGTCGTAGTCAACCCCAGTCCCCCTGTAATTCATCGTATCTACAATATCAATAATATCAAAATCATCCCTATCAACAGACTCATTCAATCTATTAACATAACACACTAAAATTCCTTCTGTTTGTTCTTGATTGTCATGCAATCTCACATTTTTATAATTAAGAATCTTATAACCAAAGACCTCTGCCATATCCCATACCGCATCTTGATTAAAATAAAATCGACCATGCCCCGGCCAAAATCCTTCATGGGGTATAAAATTAATAATCAATCCATTCTGCTTACACACTCTATGGCAATTGGTGTAGAATTCATATTGATCTGGAACATGCTCACCTGTCCCATAATTAGTAACAACATCAAACCTATTATGAAACTCTGATGGCAGTTCTTCTGTCAGATCATACTCCAAAGCGCCCCATTGATTGTTGAGGTCAAAGGATATATGCTCTTTTACATGAAGATGATTTTTATAATATTCCTTTGCTGGCATTCGTTCCTCGCCTTTATATTCCTGATTTCCCATCTCACACATACGAATTTGCGAATAATCAAGATAGGCTTCTCGTAAAGAATCATTTTCAAAATCAATAATTTTCTTTCCGATTCCCATTACTTTTCCGTCCTCATAATAACCATCTCTTTTCCGATTCGTCCTGTCACCGGAAGTTCCTTGGCATTGATATTGTCAAGCACCTTCCTGAGCTTAACCTTGCCTCCGCACAACACATCGGCAAACACCGGAAGAATATAAGACTCGCGAATCTTCTTCTTGTAGGAACGCGACTCATCAAATTCCTTGAGCGTGGTTCCCTTTACCGTCATGCCGACATTGGAAACATACTTGTAAAGAAATCGAGTCTTGGTGTCGAACACCCAGACCTGTGACGCATCAAGAATGGTAGTCGGATTGACACTTTCAATTGCGTAGTCTTCATCCTTCTTCTTGAACTTCAGATTCTTCACAATGTCCTTCGGTGACTTCTGCTTCCGCTTCCGCACCTTCCGATTTCCCTTGCAGTTGTCCAGCCAGTTTTCGGCTTCGTCAATGAGAGCGGCAACAAACTTTCGGAGCTTGGTCTGATTGGTCTTCTTGATATGCGAATACCCTTCCACCAATTGCTCGTCGGTTCCCTCGGCCAACTCTTTCAATTCGGCAAGCTGCTCCTCAAGGTGTGCAATGACAAAACGAGTGTGCGCTCCCTTTACTTCATTCTTCTGAAGGAACGTATAGAGGTCGAATGACTCCGAGAGTTTCGGAAACCCGTCTTCAATATAACCGTCAATTTCCCCATCAATCTCTCCGAGGATTTCGGCGGTTGCATTGCGGACCCTTTGCTGGATGCTGATGACGGGTGCCTTTGCCTTGGTGTCTGCCTTTTCCTTCTTTACGGCAAGAATGGCGTTTCCCTTTTCGACCAGAGATTCCAGCCGGGTGTCAAACTTTTTCTGCTCGTTTTCCGACATCACATATCCATTGGATGCCATGCGTGCCAGATAGGAATAGACATTGCCGATTTCAAAAGGTTCGACGGCATTGACTGCTGCCACCTGCGTTTTGTCATATGACTTATTTGACTTCAGATATGTAATATAATTCTTTTTAATTTCCTTTTGATTATAATTGTAATTATACCAATTAAATGCAAATCCGATTCGGTTCCGAAGTTCCGTTTCTTCAAGGTCTGCCTGATCGCTCCAGTCATCGGGTTCAAATCCCATGTCCGAAGTGGGTGCCGCAGACCGTGCCCTTCTTGCTGCCATTTCTGTGTATCCTTTATCTGAGGTGGTCGAGAGACAATTCTCTCATCCTGGGCCTATTATAATCGCCAAACGGGGCAAGTCAAGTGTCCGGCAAAAATAAATAGGATTTTCTTTTTAAATATAATTTTATTTAAATTCATTATTTTATTAAAAACTGGTGTTTATATTTTAAATATAAATTACAACCACTTTACCATTTTATATACATCCTAGTTTCATCATCGGGATACCCATCAGGATGACCAGAATTATCTATAGAAACTAACGTCTTATTTAAAAAGGTAGTAAATACATTTGTAAATGGAATTTCGCCTTGCAAAATATGCTTGCCTCGTTCTCTGCGATCCTTCATTCCAATGCTTTTATAATGAGGAAGAGATCCAAAGTGGTTATATATCTTAATTAAATCACTATAACGAGAAATACCAAAGCCGCCATTACAATGAGCGGGATATTTCTGACTGGTGTCGCCGGGGTCGTTTGGGGAAAGCCAACCAGCAGGTTGCGGACCTACGGGGCCAAACATACAAACATACCCAACATTTAAATCTTGTTCTAATACACAAACAGCATCTTTATAGTATCCATCTCTAATATAGACAAAATCGTCTTCTTGAAACATCCAATAATCTTGATAATCCTCTTTAAAATTTTTAAAAGCAAAATTATATCCACCAAACGAAATTCCTATATTATCTCCATCTATAATCTTCATCAATCCGTTAGGTGTTTTGGTGTTATGATATGAATTAATAAACTCACTAAAATATTCATTTTCTGGAGAATTGTTTACAATAATAGTATCACAAGGAACTCCCTTATCAACAGACAGTTCGTATAAAAATGTTTTATTTTCAAGATTAGAAATAAAAAAATCTATATCTTCTGTCCCACCAAAAGCCTTCCGCCAACCACAATATGTAGGAATAACCTTACAATTCATTTTCCTTCCCTTTCAATTTTTAAAAAAACCGTTTTACCATCAACAACAACATAAGGCAATGGATGGTCAGAAAATGTTAAAGATTTAATCTGACGAATAAATTCTGATTCATTAGTAATAAATGAACTATCTATTTGATGAGATAAATCTTTCTGTTTATACACATAATATTCATCACTATGTTTTTTATAATCAACAATATTTCCACTAATAACATTTTTAAAATTTCTTTTTAGAAGGCTTAAACCAATTGAATTGGATTTTAAAAAAACCGATTCAGCATCATCACCATCAGAAATTTCAAAAAAATCAGTATCTATTATTCTACCTGAATCTAAACTGCTATCAATAAAGTGCATTGTACTTCCATGCACACTTTCTCCATGCCGTAAAGCCCATGTTGCAGTATGTCTTCCTCTAAATTTCAATCTATAAGAATGATGAAAGTTAACTATCCCGTAAGGAACTTTATTTATATCTTCTTGTTTTATTATCTTCCAATAACCCAAAGAAATAACAACATCAGATACCCCTATAAGCTCATCAAAAGACATTAACTTTTCACCAAAAGTCCAATCAGAATTTTTTGCATGAATTCCAGAAATATCAAAATCTAAAAACTTTTGTGCCTCCTGCAACCAATTAACATAGGGAATAAAATAATCTCTATTATTTAATAATATACCACACGTTTTTTTCATAAAGAACCCACAAGTGTATCTACAATATTTCCAACATCATTCTCATTCATCCACCATCCGCACGGCAAAGATATTTGATGGTTATGAAAATAATCTGTTTCTGGCAATTTACATAAACTGTCATCAAAACATGAGTAATAATGATTTGGAGTATGCACCAATCCTGCATCAATTCCTAAACTATTTAAAGTTTCCACTAAAGAATCCCGATCTATATCCTTATGTAAAATAGCAGTATATACCCAGAATGATGGATTAGAATCTTCTGGATAATCCAACCCACAAATAAAATCTAAATCAGAAAAATAATTAGAATATTTTTGTGCATTTTTTCTATGAATTTCTAAATTAGAAATACATCCAAACATATTAGAGAGTCCAATAGAAGCAGATATATTATTCATATGAAATTTATAACCGGCTTCCGTAATATCAGTATCCCATCTCTGGCCTTTCCACTCTCCATTCTCATTCTTTGATGCTTCACGGTCAATACCAAACCACTTTAATCGTTTAGCTCTATCAAAATCATCATCATTCAAACAGACCAGAGCGCCCCCGTCGCCACATGTTAAATGCTTTATTGCCTGAAAGCTATAACAAGTAAAATCAGAAAAATGAGAAATAGATTGTCCTTTATAAGTTGCACCAAACGCATGGGCAGCATCTTGTATTAATTTAATACCATGTTGCTTACACAAGGAATGTAATTCAACTAAATCACACGGCAAGCCTGCCCAATCAACACACAACACAGCCTTTGTTTTGTTTGTTATTTTATTTTTAACATCACCTACAGAAATATTTCCAGTTTTATGATCTATGTCGGCCCAAACTATTTTTGCTCCCAAACTATGAATAGGAGTATTTGACGCAACACAAGTCATAGATGTAGTTATCACTTCACTATCTGAATTAACCCCAGAGAGTTTTAGGGCAAGAGTTAATGCAGAAGTACAACTATTCAAAGGAATAACGTTTTCTTGAACAAAATAATCACTCAGAGAATTTTTAAATTCTGCTACACAAACTCCCTCGTTCAAAAAACCCGAAGCTAAAATAGGAGACAAATCATTTAGAATCTTCATTTCATCAACATACACTTTAAACAACGGATAATTCATATTCTAATCTCCTCAATATTCTTTCCTATAAAACTTTCCATAGGCTGCTCTATAATATTTAAATCATTATCTAAGTATTGTTCTAATGCCACACTAGATAAAACGTCATCGGCGCTAGTATATTCAAAGTTAGAACTTTCCGAATCAATCATATAATGAGCAGGGGAAAGTATATAATGCCCGAAATCTTCTCTTGCTCTTAAAGACTCAGACAACCCAATTAATTTTTCTGCAATTTTCTCACCGGGCCTAATTGGTATCATTTTAATTTTCTTATCATACTTCTTTGCAAAAATATTTGCCAAATCCAATATGTTCATAGAAGACAATTTCGGAATCCAAATTTCACCAGAAGACCCATGTTCAATGGTATTCAAAATTAAATCTACACTTTGGTCTAAGGTCATCACAAATCGAGTCATATCTTTATGAGTGACTGTCAAAAATTCTGAATTCAATGATTGATATTTAAATAATGGAATAATACTTCCCCTCGACTCAAGAACATTTCCATATCTAACTCCTAAAAATCTAATATCGGAATGAAACATCTCATTGCTCGTAACAATTCTCTCTGATATTGCCTTTGACATCCCATAAACATTAACGGGTTCACACGCCTTATCTGTGCTAACAAAAAGAATGGTATCACATGATAAATTAGTTTTATTTGCTATAACAGAATTAACTACAATAGATGGGCCCAAAATATTAGTCTTAATACTCTCTTCAGGAGAAATTTCACAGGTATCTACTTGTTTTAATGCAGCCGCGATAATTATAATATTTGCATCTACTTTAGATATAACGTCAGAAACCCTTTGCGAATCGCGAATATCCCCAACAAAAAAATTCAAATTTTTAGAATCCTTATACCGATTCTTTAAAGTCCAATGCTTTGCCTCATCCCGTGAATATATGTAAATCGAATTATCGGGCAACAACCTACGAATCAAAGAAATTCCCAAAGAACCCGTTCCGCCAAAAATCAAAACTTTTTTCATCTCAAACACCCCGCCACCCAATTCAAATCATCATCACTCAACTTTTCATTATACGGTATACTAAGAGTTGTTTTTTCTTTTTGTTCTGTCCCAACCAATTTAACAGAATCTAATTTATATATAGGGTGTAAATGCATAGAAGAATAATGAATCCCACATGATACGCCAGAATCATTTAAATTAGACATGACTAATTCTCTGTCGTCAACATCAATTCGATATAGATGTTCGCTAGTATTAGTTAATCCAAATGCCTCATTATAATACTCTCGGACCTCTTTAAGTCTTTTCTTTTTTTCCTCTAATTTATAAAAATTCTGCAAGGCAACATGTGCTTGAAATGAATTCATATACATCTTCCACCCAGGAAACTTTATACCCCTTTCCCAACTATTCGTTTCTGTACTCATTCCATTCATGGTTGCTTCTTTGAACCATTGAATTTTATCAAAATCATCCGAAACTATCACGCAACCGTCCAAACCCCCGACAGGTTTTGTTGGATAGAAACTAAAAAACATCAAATCATTTGGATTTGCCTCTTTATCAAATTGGCCTCTTACTATTTTTTGTGCGGAATCTATAATCTTATAATTTCCAAAATCATGAAGAACATACGAATGACCAACCCACTCCGTATTATCAATAAATTTAATCTGATTGCCGGAATTTATTAGAGCATTTAACACAACCGGAGGGATCATACTTGGAACCGAAACCGTAAGGCTTTTGTTTAGAAAAGCCAAAAAAATTGCACTTGTCGCACTAGAAACCGAACACGCATATTTAGCACCAACATAATCAGCAATGGCTTCTTCGAGTTCCTGAACTACAGACCCATGCAAAGAATGGCCAAACTTTGATGTATCCACAACATAATTATTAATATTAAAAAGGGGTATCATTTAAACAATCCTTCAATTTATCACAATTCATGGAACAGTCCTTTGCCATATCAACTCCATCAATATTTTCTAGGTATATCTTCTTGATTTTTGGATTTAATTTTTTGACAAAATCATAGATACAAATAGACTCACCGCCCACATTAATAATTCCTATTTGGTCTAAAAGTCGAAACACAAGTTTTGCAGAATCTTGACTTGTTATCATACTTTTTTTTGCATTAACAATAGCACCTTCATGTGGATATGGAGTTTCACACATTCCCATCCTCAATATCAAAGAATTTGGATACATGCGAACAGCGCATTCACCGCCCAGCTTTGACCAAGCATAATTATTAACAGGAAATAAAGAATCTGATTCTTTATAATTACCAGCATTGCCGGGATACACATAGTCCGTTGATATATAAATCAACTTTATCCCCATCTCCATACAAGCCAAAGTAACATTTCCAGTCCCTATGATATTAGAACGAATGCTTAACTCGGGAAACTCGTTATGAGTTTTCATTGGACGAGTAAGTGCAGCCGCATGAATAAAAATGTCAGGAGATATTCTCTGTATATTATCCACAATATCATTCATATTCGTAACATTCATCTCATTTCTACTGAGAGGATACAACTCATAGTCTTTATTATTATCTATAAGGGCCTTAGCAAAAGAGCCATCTCCACCAGAAATAATAATTTTTCTCATTAGAACTCCAAATCATTATTAAACTTTGCCCGGAACGCATCCCCAACATCTTGAGTCTTTGCTGACCAATACATCACGCCTAATGTTTTTCTTTCAGAGTGTTTAGTGGGGTCAGGAAATCCATGCCAAGAATTCTCAGAACATTTAAACACATTCAGTCGATTAAACTTATATGGAACTTTTGTGTGGCTTCGTTCTCCATCATGAAGTAATAAATCAAAAGAAGAATTATAGTCTTCAGAAATACACAAAACGGCACTATATTCCCTCACCCATTTGGGATGTAACCCATGAACCTTGGCATCAACATGCATACCCAAATATCCCCCAATAGGAGTTACCATCATACCTCCCCCATAATAAGATGTGTCTGGAAATGTCTTATCTGTAAATCCCTCGAATATCACATTAGGGTCAAAATGAGAAGCAATGTAATCCAAAACAAGCAGCGCGGGCGGAGTTGTAAGTTGGCGATTTTTTGAACAGTATTGAATCTGATTATCCCCTTTCCCATATTTCACCCAATCTTCATCGGAAACAACATCAAAACTTGTTGCGGCTGCTCTGACCAAAGCCTCTGAGGGAATAAAATTATCTATAGAAATATGTGGAAACGGAATATCTATTATAGTAGTCATACTAAATTCTTCTGCTCCTTTAAATATAAACTCCAATCTTCTATATAATCAAGTTTGTTATATTCGGTGCTTGAAAGTATCAACAAAACAGTATCTTCTGACATATACACCTGCTCATCCCAAATCATTTCTGGAATATATACTCCAACACTAGGAGAATCTAACAAAACACTTTTTGATCTTTCGCCATCCCTACATATAACACCACAACGGCCGCGAAGGCATATTAAAATTTGCTCCGTCGTGTAATGTGCATGTTCTCCTCTTTTATTCTTAGTGTATACAGCATAAACATAAAAAAGCCTCTTTGGTTCAAATGGAAGATGTTTTGAAAACTCTAAAGGAACCAAAGTTCCCCACCCAACATCGCCACTATCTGTAAATGCATCAAAATACATCACCTTAACGTCATCAATAGTTCTCATCATTTATTTTCTGTTTCCCAAGTTTCACCAAAAAATCCAACAGGCGTTCTAATCTCATCTTCTGGGTTATATTTTTCAGTTAAATAATACATCAAAATAGAATTAGGTTCTAATGCTTTATATCCATGATATATTCCCGGCGGAATCTCAAGAACTCTAAAGTTTTTATCAGACAAATACTCAAATGAAATATCATAAAAATCTCCAGCTTCTTGTGGAATTCCAGTTTTAGGCGAAGCCAATCCAACCTTAAAAGACCCTTTAAGGCAACACCAATAATCTGTTTGGACATTATGTTTATGCCAAGCAACGACATGCTTTGTTGAATTGACATAAGACACATTGATCTGACCCGGCGTTTTTTCAAACACATCAAAAATTCTTTGAGCCCGATCATCCTCATAACATGAAACATCATCAAATTTATAATTCATCATTCAACAATCCTCACAGAAGGAACATGAGTAATAAACCTACCACCAAAATAAAGTTCCTTCTTCTTAATCTCTTCAGCAAAATTCCATGCACCCAAAAACGCATAATCAAACACATCAGAATCTTCTTGAGGTATAACTGGAATATGCATACCCGGCGAATACTTATGTTGCTTTTCTGGAGTAGTGTCTGTAATGCATGATATTAGATCGGTTCCAGTATCACAATAATTAAAAACTGTAGTTGACTTGGACGTTGCGCCATAACTGATTACTTTTTTATTTTGGTCCGCACATCGAGTCAGCATATTCCTCAAATCTTCCTTAGACTGAGCAACCCTTTCGGCAAATCGGTTAAAGCACTCAATATTATCCAAGCCAATCACCCGCTCATAATCAAGGTGTCGATCAATGTCTGGTCGTGTATTATGACCAATCTTCTGTGCCCAGATTCTATTTGATCCGCCATGAACGCTCAATGAATCGGCTCGAACAATCTCAAGACCATTTCTTTTCAGAATTTTAGACAATGCCATCACAGAAAAAACATGAGAATGCTCATCATAAATCTGGTCATAGGAATTATTATTAATCATACTGGCCAACGACGGATCTTCAAATACAAACATCCCATGCGGTTTCAATAACGAGGCAACTGCGGAAAAGGTTTCGTCAAGGTCTGGTATATGACAGATACAATTGGCAGCAAAAATTAAATCCATATATCCATTTTCAATACTAATTTTTTCTGCAAGATTTCTATCCCAAAATTCAGAATAGGTTCTGTATCCCATTGCATTTGTCTCTTCTGCAAAATTAGAACAAGGCTCTACGGCAAAAGTAGTATCCTTATCCCAATTTTTAAGAAATACTCCATCATTAGAACCAATCTCCAAAACCTTGGGCGGTCGGGCTGGTACAGATGGTTCCCAATCCAAAGAGTTTTTTATACCTTCACTAAATTTTGCAAAATGATTTACCATTGTTTTTGACATTGACCCACGATATGCATATGTATCATTAAACATCATCTCTGGCTTAACATAATTCATTTGTGTAACAAGACAAGTTTCTTCATCAAACCCAACCGAAAGGTTATAAAAAAATTCAGCATCAAACTGTTCTTCTGTTAAAAATCCATTTGCAATTGGCTGTCTTCCTAAATCCAAAAATGAAACTTTCGACATACTAACCTCCCAACTCAGAAATACATGGCGAAAAATATCGGCCGAGCATTTTGTCATAATAAAAATCTTCAGCAAGAACCTTGAACGGCACACTTATATCATTAATTTTTTTCATATTATATTCAACCATCCAATCTTGAAAATCTCTTTTCTTAGACCCCCCTTCAAAAAAAATTCGGCTACCCGAGTCAAGGACATTCTTAAAGTTTGCATATAATTTTTCTACAATTTCTCCTGTGTTGGAAATATCAACATGCAACACATCAAAAACTGGATCATCCTCAATCCAATTATCAAAAGACTTCTTTTCCAACTTAACGTAGTCTAAAACAGAATAGTTTTTAAGATTAGATACAACCACATCATAGTTAGAATTCGTATAATTATAGTCATCAAAAAGATCATAAGCATAAACAACGCCGGATGTCTCTTTTGCAGCTAATGCCAAGCAAACGGTAGAATATCCGTTTAATATTCCTATATCTATAATCGTTTTCGCATTAGATTCTATAACAGCATCGTATAAAAACCGACCCATTTCTTTCTGTCTATAACTAGAAGCTATATTTGGATTTATAAATTTCAAAGCAACTCCTCAACAAAAGACAAATATTTTTTAGTAACGCTTTGGGTTGATACTTTCTTTTTAATTTCTCGCATCACATCTAAAGCATCATACCAAATCCTAGTTTTATATGTAGTTTTAGCATACTCAATCATATCCATACATACCAGATCTGGATCAGACAAAAACTCATCAGTTTCCGTGTCTATTGAATACGGATAACTTTCGTCAATTAAAACTCTAACCGGAGGGTCTAATGAAGTTATGATATTAGCTTCTGACCCGGCAGCAGTAACTACCTTTGTTGCAGACTTTGCAATCCAATAATGCGACGTATCTGCGATTTTTGGGCAGCGAACAGCATAATGACAATTATATTTTGATGGGTTTGCATCCGACATTATATGAGACAAAACATCTTGATTGAACTCGGCATCTAAAACAATCTTGTGTCTATCATCAAAAGTAACATCAGAATTATTAATTGAATTATCTTTTAGTGCGTAGTGCAATGGCATAAAATAATCTTCATAAAAATTAGGATACTGCCTCAAACCCAAATCTCCTTGAGTTGGCCCTGCGCTTGAAACCCCGCCTCCAAAAAACAATCTAAACTCTTTATCTCGTTCTTCTTTAAACATATCAGAATTTAAAAAATAATCATAGTTATGTGGTATGACCGCAATTCTAAAGGTATTACTTAAAGATTCTAATTTAGCTTTATATATATCACTAGCAACAACAACGCCATCCACATCGCAAATATTCCTGAAATACGAAGTCATCTCAAAAACATTTCCGTCGCCCGGAATCAATATAACTATGTTATTATTATTCTTTAATTTATCAATAAGAGATTGTTCTGCTTTATGTTTTAAAAATATTAAAACAGAATCTTTAATATTCTCCAACCCTTCTGACACATGAAGAACAGATGAAGGAATTCCCAATGAACGAAGAACTATAAAAGATTGGTACAACATAATATATGTTCCACCAGTATGCCTTCTATATACATAGATAATTTTTTTCATTTCAATTTCTCTAACATAATATTATACAATGCAGAATAATAATTATCAACTACAGGACTAAAATAACTAACGTCAATCCCGTCAAACCATTTCATATCCAAATAATCTTTTCCACTAGGCCCACTAATATATTCTGTACCACCAACAGTTCTTATTATATTTGCCAACAATTCAGACTTGGAGCCAGCGGCAGCCAATTCGCTTGCAAACACTATGGGCTTTTCTATCTTTAACTTATTCATACACCATTCTATACTTTTCATGTTTATATCTATAAGACTCTCAGACTCATAGACAAAAGAAACATCAATCTTCATATTCTGTACAATTTTGTTTGAAATTTTTTTTCTCCAATTTGGAACATTACTTACCGCAACATCCTTAATTAATTTTGATGGTGCAGATTTTTCTATCGGAACAGTAAACCACTCTTCATCTCCCGATGTATTTAAAAATTTGTTCCTATTTTGAAAATTATTCTTTTTGAATTTTACGTCGTCAAGAATAACAAATAAATCACACGCTTCCATCTTTTGAAAAAACCCCATATATGGAAAATGTTCCGGCTGATGTATCGCAACTCTCATATTACTTCCTTATAAAGAACAAAGCCTTCTGCATATTTACAAACACGACTCATTGCACCATTACTCAAAAGTTTAGCCTGAATGTATTCTTCTAATGTAATTTGATATTTCTCAGAACCAAGAATCTGAGACTCATACTCACAGGAACCCAACATCTTTTGGTTTGCTTCATCACCACTCAACTGAACAAAAAGATTGGGATGAAACGCGGTAGTCGAAGGTGTCTCATAAAATAATATCTTATTCTGATACCTACATGCCGACAATGTTGCTTCAGAAACAGTTCTATGATCCTGATGGGTATCTTCTGGGTATGGAGTAAACACATAGTCATACTCATTTTGGGTGACTAGATTCTCAATATGACTTATGATTTTATTTTGATTCCTAAATAATTTCGTATCATCACCATCAAAAAAAGAAACATTAACTTTTTTGTTAATAATTTTCCAAGAAGAAAGCTCTTCATATTTGCGAGTCTCTTCAGACGGATTTATATTTTTTGTAGCAAAACAACACACATCAATGTCAAAGTTATGCTCATTTTTAACAACAAAACCAGAGCATCCAATAAAAGCATCATCTGGGTGCGGGCTAATCAAAAGTGCTTTTTTCATGACAAACTCCCAGCCTCCTTCAAAATTCTCCAAGTCATATCACAACACTTCTCTTCCATAGTAATTAAGTCATAATGATAGCCCAATGTATCAATATCTAAAGACTTGGCAAATACATCATTTAAACTATTAGAAGATTCGTGGTTATATGAAGTAACATACTTTGACACATCATCATTAAAAAGTGTAGTTTTTGAACAAATAGTGTGGGTATCCGATATTGCACATTCACCAAGAACTCTTGGAATGGGATCATATGGCTGGCCAAATGGCCTTGGGTCACAATTTATAACATGTAATTTACTATGCGCTGTGTAGTATGGCATTTGATTTATAAAATCAACCACGCCCATTATAGAATAAGAAATATTTTTTTGTTCACACAATTTAGCTAAAGTCTGAACATAATCCGGGTCAGCGGTATCATTGCCAACAAAAACAAAAGTCAAATTATCACAAAGAACGGGATCAACTTTTTCAACAAAATCTAGCTGATTCTTTTCTCTTCCAATCTTTCCAGAAAATAAAACAAAATCCTTCTTTTTAAAATTATCATCTTCAATAATTTCTTTTACTTTTTTTCTATAAAGTGGCGATGGTGGGCAAAATAAAAAACCATCATCAAACCAAAAATCACAATATTTTTTATTTCCGCCCAAGCCCATCGGCTTAATATTGACCTTAAACCCAGAATTGTCTAATGCTCTTTTATGATTATGCCTGGCTGCCATATTATTAAATACAGAAGATCGGCCGATAATAATATCATACGAAGAATCAATATCGTCCAAAACAGACACTTCGTTCCCATTAAGTTCAAAAGAAAGAAAGTTGCTGCCTCCCTTGTCGTATGTTGCATGAATAGTGCCATTAGGAAACATCTTAGTCAAAAACAATGGATAATCTGTCGCCTCAAGTTCATTTTTAAATGGTGAAAAATGAGCGCACAAAATTTTTATAGGAGACGAAGACACCCACACTTCATCAATATCAAATAAATAATCTCGCTCTACAATCTTTCTATTATGTAACGGATCTTTCATTTTCAATACTCCCTAAATTATCTAAACACATTTTCCAATTATCAAAATGAATTGATTTATCGTCAATGTATGCGACAGCCCGAGGCTTTTCTGAAGTAACTTTTGTCACATACCTATCCATATCATATTTCTTGAGCCACTCCCAAACCAATTGGGTGCCCGTCTTACCGTTAACCAGCCCCCTGTCTGGCTTGGCCTTAACAGTAAAAATAACAACATCATAAGTCTTCGACAATTTCTTTAATGCTTCTTTGGCACCATCCACAGGAGTATCATATATTGTTCCATCATAATATCCCTTTGAGTTTTTATGAATTACTCCATCAAAATCCAATGCAATATTTTTTGTCTCATCTGAAAAACTATGCTCTCTAATTTCAGGAACTATATCAGAATCATAATGAGCAATATCCTCTGGACGATTGCCTCCAATTGGCGGGCACGCTTTGCCCGAACCATGCGTCAACTGATATTGAAGAAATAATGATAGTACCTCGGCAGTATGATAAAAATTACATCCCATAGCAACCTCTGTCAAAGTTGGTATTCTTTCTGTAAAAGGAAATGATGTAATTGTTCCTAATTGCAATTCATTAGAATATCCCCATTGAAATGCCTTAATCAAATCCCTAGATGTTCCAGATGAAGAATATCCCAAAATCAATGATTTTCGTTTTTGTTCCATAGTTTTCCCGGAAGTTACATTTCTCAACCATTGTACCATCCATTGATCCCAATTGGTATCATTAATATATGAAGTAACTACAACACCGCTGGCGGGACATATTGCATTTTTTGTCCCATTACTAAGTCTTGAAATATCAATTGCTGCATGGTCCGCAATAGCTAAATTTCCACCATGACCAAGAACATAAATATCATGGCAATCATTAAATTTGGCTTGCAATTCATTCCATTCATCACTAATCACCAATTGATAAAATTTCTTTTCGATATTTTCGATCTCAAGAAATGGTGACGGCGCATTTTTCATAATCTCTTCTTTAAATTTATCCATTGCCAATCTCCTCTATTCTCTCCAGTAAAAACGTGGTATCCATACCAAGGGCAACAAAGCCAAAATTAGAATAATTACCAATACTAGATTCTACATTTCTAGGAATATGAATACCCAAAGAGCTTTCTGAAACACTCTCTTTTATTTTATCTATGGCTTCTTTATATCTATAATCCTCAAAGTCTCCAACACAACCAAGGCTTGCACTTAGGTCATATGGCCCAATCAAAAACATATCGAATGCATTTGTTTGGACAATCTCTTCAATTTTATTAACCCCCACCTCGGTTTCAATTTGACCTATCAATATTGGTCTATGTTCTCCCAATGGCTGCACGCCCCAACCATTTTCTCGCACCAGTCCCTGGCCGCGTCTTCCATGTGGGGGAGAATGGCTTACGCAAGAGCCTCCCTCAATAAAATAATTTTTACCCGGATACCTACAATAAGAAATTATATCCTTTGCTTGAGATGCAGTTTCAACCGTAGAAAAAATCAACCCATCACATCCGGCATCCAAACAAATCTTGGTCAATGTTTTATCCAAATATGACAATCGAACAAAACATTTCTTTCCAGATAACTTGACCACCTGAATGCAAGAAAATAATGTTTCCACATTAAAAGGACTATGCTCGGTGTCTATTACTACACCATCAAAATTATCAACAGAAGAAAAAATCTCAGAAATAATTGTAGATGGAATCTGTTGCCATAATAATCTCATTTTTTTATTACCTTTGTTACCAATTCCCAATCATCCTCTGTGTCAATGTCCAGATTAATCGGAAAACTTAATGGATAAAAATAGGGATTCATACCAATTCTCATTTTTGTCTTACGAAACAAATCAACATTAATTATATAGAAGACAGAATTCTCCTCATAAAAAATAGGCAAGTCCTGAGTCTGCTCTAGTTTAACCGGGTTATGATTTACCGGGCAATATCCATATGACTCTTTTCTCCAAAATCTTGATTGAACTTGATTACAAGACACCACAGAATCATATCCCCGGTCGAGCATGGCCATGGCATTCTTTAAAATTTTGACATCCAAAAATGGGCTTGTAACATGTAGCTGACAAATATTATTTTCTTCAGACCCATAGCGAAAAACAAAATCATCAATCAAATCACAAACAGATACATCATCTCCGATTAACGATAAAGACCTCTGATAAGGAATTACATGTTTACATTTGACATCTTCACGGATCTCTTGTTCAAGAGATTCACTATCGGTATCAACATAAACATCAAATTCTTTGAGTTTGTATAGCGTGTGTTTGTAAAGAGGAACTCCATTAAGAGTTCTGAAATTCTTTTTTGGAACTCTCTGAGAATTCTCTTTTATTGGAATGAATATTTTCATATTTTAAAAACTCACCTTTGTCAAATGTTTCCATATTCAAAATAAAAGATAAAACAGGATCTAAAGAAACTACAGGAGTATCTATAAGAGTTTTTTTGGCATATTCCCACATATTCTTCTGCACATGTCTCTTTGAATTAAAACATTGGTTTGCAAATTGTTCTTCTGTTAAATTTTGTTCCTCTTCTACGCCCGACTTTATTCCAGAAATAAAACCATCCAAATAAAAACTAAAACCATAAACAGAAAGACGCGACGGATTAAATCTTAACAAATCATATATAGCAAGAAACCCAGTATTAGGTTTACAGCTAACATCCTTTGCTAATTTTGTATGAAACATATGGTCAATAATTCTCATTGGAATATTTTCAAGAATTTTATCAACCATCTTTAGATTAACTAACTCATGAAAATCAGTAACACGGGCTACTCCTTGAAAATCGGAGTTCGGGGGAGTAACAACATACTGCACTCCACAATCAAAAAGATATTCTGGATCTACTTTTCCAGCGTTGGCTGGTTTTTCTATTAAACACGAATATAAAACATCAGTCAAAAAACCAACATCCTCTGAATGTTCTTCAACACATTCAATTCCCCGATTAAGACGAACCACAACATCATGAGAATCTATTTCATTACCATAACCAGAACCAACCATATACGCAGCAGGGCCCACAAGAGCAACTGTCTTATTATGTATCAATTCATCAAAAATATTCACATCAATACTCCACAAAATTTTTCTTACAAAATTCCAATGCCTGTTCCACACTTTCAACCTCATACGTTCCTTGATTAATTCTCGGGTCTGCGTGCATATGATAAATGCGGGGGGTCAAATGTTCATCTCCAAACTCATCATGCATTAGCCGGTTCTTCTCTCGATTGGCTTTACTTCGGATATTGTATTCAACTGGAAATACATACAACTTTAAATCATCTTCTAATGTGGTCTGCCACAAAGAAACCCGAAATGACGGCTGATCCCAAGGCACAATATCATACCACTTATAGAAATTTTCACGCCAACGCTCCCAAAGGAGGTCCGTCTTCTCATTCTTCTTAAATGCAATGACGCCCGTATTCAACTCCGAAAATGAATAAGGAATTTCACCATATTCGGGTATCGTGTCAGAATACTTCTTTCGCTTTCTGGCCAAATCATGAGCCAGGGCAATATCAAAATTATCAAGAATATCAAACATATCACCGATGTCATAATCAATAATCGTATCCGTATCCAAAAACAAAGTTCTCTCATACGGGGCGTGCATTATATAATCAATCTTAGGTCTTAGATGATTTACTTCAATTATTCTACACTCATCAATAAATTCAGAGTCAACAGGCTTATCTGAAAATACTGTAATATGCAAATCAGGACAAAATCGCTTAACCGACTCGGCAGATAACGTAAGTTCCTTTAAAAAATTATCACCAAACGCAATATATAAAACTCCTTGACTCATTTTATATCTCCTCTATTTCCCTATAAAGTTTTCGAGCCCAATCGTGAGGGTCATATAATCTATCAAATTCTTTCTTTGCATTATCAGCAATTTCCTGCCTCGTCCTATAGTTAGTCAACTTCAAAAGTGCCTTGTACCACCCAGCCTTGTCGGCAACCAAAAAACCACAATCTGGATTTCCCATAACATGAAAATGGCTTGGAGTAATGTCAGCAACCACAGGAATCCCTAACTGATGAAATACAAATGCACGGCCGGCGTTTGATTTATTTTTAAACCTCATACTATAGTCCGTATCAAATAATCCCTGATTTGGTGCCTCTGAATCTACCCCGCTAATTACTGCGTTCGGAACTACGCCAATATCACAAGACAATAAGGAATCTGCAATTGTATCAAAATTCCATTGTGTTCCAATAACATTTGCATTTGGAAGAAATGTATTATTAATCGGGCCAGACGAGGCAACTAAAAATTCTACAGAAATTTGTTTTGATAACTCTTCAATGGCTGCATTCATTCCCAGTACAAATTTAGAAATATGTGGCGGATGGCCATGAAACCCTATTCTTAACGTGTCTGCCTGTTGATGATTCTTATATAAAGAAGAATCAATATACATTTTCTCAATCAAAGGAAACAAAAACACATTATCATAATACGAAAGACTTGCCTGTTCTTCAATAGAACCAACAATTATAAAATCAACATCAATATTGACATCAGCGCGATGATTAATAACACCAATCTTTTTATTTGAATAAGACTTTTTAATTTTTGATGCCAACACATAATCAGACTTTCCAAAAATAACAACATCAAAATTAGTAAGATCGGGAAGGTCGCGAATTGCAACTTTAGAAGAAACTCCAACATCATTAAAATAATCATTCAAATCCCGAACCCAAATTCTATACGACCCCGCAGAAATATCATCATGACTAGAATAAAACAGAATATTCATTCAATCCTCCCAAACACGGCAACCTGATGATTGGGTTGGCCACTGGCTGCATTTCCTACCCGATATATATAATGGTCGGGTATCTGTTCACAGATTTCATCTATATCAAAAGAACACCCAAACCGTTCATCATAGTCATCAAAAATCCAAATAGGATCATCGGACTGAAATTCCTTTAGTCGTTCCACATCCTGCAATACCCAGCCACGTTCATGCCAGCCGTCGATATAAAACATATCAATTTTTTCGCCAGAAAACTTAATTGTCTCTGCCATCTGTTCACTCGTTCCAGAAACAAAATCTGTTACGTCTGAATATTTTTGAGCATAATCCTTATCTCGTACATCACGAATATCACAACTCCAGACAAATCCATCAACCTTGGCTGCATAGTGAGCAAACGTATAAAATTGCCAGCCCTGGGCGGTGCCTACCTCTGCAATGTTCTTTGCACCAAACTGCTCTGCAATGGACACCAAATAATATCCTCTGCGTGATAGTTCCGACAGACACTTGGCTAATTCATCTTGTGACAAATCATGAGTTCGGCCTTTCTCTTCCTGAATAGGAAGATTAATATCATTCCATATTCTCTGATATTCTTCAGGAACCTCTAGCTCATCAATATCGCATATCAATTCACTTCTCTGCATCTTCTTGTTTCCTCTTCTTTACCAAAATCTCCCAATTCATTCCGGCAAAATTTCTCGGCATTCCTGTATTGACAAATACATCTGAACCTTTAAATAAAGGTATAATATCACCATCAACCGAATCTATTTCATTCTCTGCATAGGCGTCAATTTCCTGCTGTACCTGCATCTGTAAAAGAAAGAATCCACCGGGAATCAAAACTCGTTCTATCTCAGAAACCATCTTATCTGGATGCAATGAATGGTCAAAAACATTCGTAAATACAAAATCAAAAGACGCATCATCAAAATCTAAATTATGCATGTCTCCCAAAATCACATGAGGTTCATTTGGAACAAGATCAATTCCAATTGCATCAATCCCCAAATCTATCATTGAAACCACTTCTTGGCCTGTGCGGGCACCAATACAAAGAGCCTTCATCCCCGGCTTTAATATGTCTTTACACCTTTGAAAAATCTCGGTGAATCCATTTAATTTTAATTCCCACTCTTCCCCCAACCACTTCTTTCGCCTCACCGGGTCCAAAGTTTTCTCTTTTTGATGCTCCACATAATCATCATAGGTTTCATAATCTTTTAACATTCTCATTTTATTTGCTTCTCCAAAAACTCCAAATACCTATCTGCCACAAAATTTATTGACAAGTCCACTTCATAATGACCGTTCATACTTCGTGAAAAATCCAAAGTAGTCGGAACATTATAGTCCCATGCATCATATCCATGCTCATTTTCGTCAACAATAATAATTGCATCTTTTCCTGCAATCTCTGGAGTTCCCCCAGAGCCAGAACATACAATTCTACACCCAGAGGATTTTGCATCCACCACAACGTTTGGGCAATGGTCTTGCGCTGCAAGATGAACAAACCAATCTGCCTTTTTATAAAGAGAAATTAATTTATGAACCGCCAAATTTCCAAGAAAAACAATTTTCTGTGGATCTGGATTATCTATATTTCCAACATCTCCGGCAACACAAAGAAGATCCTTTTCTCCAGAATGTTCCTGAAAATATCTAAGATTTTCATTCAATCGTTTGTTATGTCTCGGCGTTCCATCCCCATTGTTCCAATCTGACGCACAACACCAAATAGATTCATATGCATCCAAACCAGTTGCTTCTGGAATATTTTCAATATTATTCATGTCTGCACCATTATGAATTATTTCATATCTATTAGGTTCTCCAAAATGATGAATGATAAAATCTCGATCAAACTTAGACTGAAAAACAACTCCGTCTGCGACATCATATGTTTTTTTAATCTGTTCATTCATTGCCTTGTAATTTGTTTTGGTGTTATACCAAATCCCATCAAGACGCTGAACCAAAGGAACCCCATCCATTTGCTGTGTCATTTCAACAAATGCCAATTGAACATCTGGATTATCGTGTGTAATCTCGTGGCCCTTTTTTGACATTGCAACCGCCAGTTTTGCGGCAAACCAATGCGGCCCGGCAGAAGAATTCCAATCAACATGGTCAAAGAAAATTTTCATTTTATATTACCCCAATCAAAGATTCTTTTTTGGCATGATTGGCTCGAATCTCTTCGGACACTTCAATTTGTTTTTGTCTATCTATCTTATGCACATTAATAGGATTATCATCATTATATACATAAAGAGTTTCCGGCACAAAATGAACCTTTTCACACGCCATTTCCATCAGCGGAAACATTACAGCCTGATCCCAAGCCATCTGATAATAATTTCCGCCCTTATCGAGAAAATCTGATTCTTCTAATCGTTTTGCAATCTTATATTTAAACGAGCGGAGATGACTTGCTCTCCATTGTAAATCTTTTCGGAAGTCTCCAGACTCTCTAATCTCCAGAGGATATTCAGACACATGAAAAGAAGAATCCCAACCATCTGGATACCTCATATAACTTCCGTATGTCAACCAGCAATCTTCTTCTTCATAAATTTCATCCAATCGAGGGAGAACCTTGTCGCCGCTCAACCAATCATCACCGTCAAGACATACAATCACATCTTCATCCTCGGCATTCATTTCCTGAATCATCATATGTATATTATACAGCGCATATTTTCGTTCTGCATTTTCATAAAGAACAAAATATTCCTGGGCTTCGTTATCAGAAATGAAATCACGAACTATTTCTGAAGTCTTATCCTGAGAACAATCGTTGGTAATAATACACTCAAAGTCATCATAATCTTGATTCATGACACTTATCAATGCATTCTCAATCCAATCTTCTACATTATATGCCGGAATGATAATTTTAAAATGCGTATTCATGACAAATCATTTTCCTTTAAATATTCAACTTTTTGATCTATGCTCCATACCTGTGGCATTGTTACATAGGGCAAATGTTGTCTCGTAATTCCTTCAAGAACCTTATATTTTTCCTTTGTTGATTCCGACAAAACAAGCCCATCAGTATCGAACGGCCAACCCAACTCAGAGTCAAATTTATGATCCCCCTGAGTAATACTGTCTCCCGTACAATCGTAAATATATATGTCATTACAATCTGTGCTGACAAAAACAAGTTCTTTGTTCATATGAGCAATAATTCCATTCAAAAGAAAGAAATAATCGTCCACACGATTCGGACCTTCAAGACATTTCAGAGTTTCATTTCCGGCGGCTTTGTTAGAAAGGCATAATGTTATCTCTCCCCCCGGAATTCGTTTTCCTTCATTTATCCAAAACAAATAGGGATATACAGAAACCCGAAGGTCGCCAAAAGTCCAAACCCAGCGGCCTTCTTTGTAAGATACTTCCGGGCGTTGGTCGTTTGGTGGCGTGGTTCTCAAGGAATCTGGATGGAATGCCATGCCGCTCAGGAAATCAAAATTTGACTTTTCATGTATCTGATTTATCAAATCAAATGCCATTGGGTAATAGTAATCATCCCCATCAATAATACACATATGAGAGAATTCAGAAATCAACGAGTTCCGATAATACTCAAGAACAGAGTTGGTTCCCTTCCCCGTGTATCCATCGCTCTCGGTTTCTACGACAGAATAATCATCCCCAAACCATTCCTTCACTTTCGGAAAATAGGTTTCGTCCGTAGAGTTCACAACGATAATAGGCTCAAAGTCAATACCCTCCTGTTGTTCAATAGACCACAGACACCTATCAAGTTGTTCTCGATTATGATTATGATATGTCAGAATAAATACTGCAAGTCGATCAATCATTACAATCCAATCTTTTCCTTATAGACATCAATCCAATCTTTGAGGTCTACTGTAGGTTCCCACCCCAAGCCTCTTTTGGCGGCACTATTGTCTGCAATAGAGCGATAGGGTTCTTTTGCAGGAACAACATTAATTCTCTCGCCACCAATCATATCGGCAACATCATTCACAGAAGTTCCAATTCCTGTTCCAATATTATATACCCCGGCATCAATATTACCATATTCTGCCGCGAGCATATTTGCATTGACTACATCCCCAACATGGACATAATCTCTACGCTGTTCGCCAGTTCCTCGAATGGTCATCATATGGCCCTCAAGACGCTGCCTTGCAAACACAGAAATTACCGGGCAATATGTTCCGTCTGTCGGCTGGCGCTCTCCATAGACATTGAAATATCTCAAAGAAATCACATTAAGACGATACACCTCATTGAACATCTTACAATGCAATTCTCCCATGAGTTTTCCATACCCATATGGACTTATGGGCTTTGGGTAAGAACTAACTTCCGACAACCTATAGGTGTCGCCGTTTCCGTAGACAGCAGAAGAAGAACTAAACACAACTCTCCCTACTCCAGACCGCCGAGAAACATCAAGAACATTAAACAGCCCTCTCACATTTGTTTCATCATATTCCAATGGATTTTCAATTGACTCCAAAACATTTGTCTTGGCAGCCATGTGATAAACCACATCAACGCCCCGGAACAAATCAATGTAATCCAGAAGAGAATCGCATACATCCACATGATGAAACTCGGCACTCTTGTTTCCATATTCCACGCGACCCGTTGACATATTGTCCAACACGACAACTGAATGGCCATCATCAATCAAACAATCAACCAAATTACTTCCAATAAATCCCATACCACCTGTTACAATTGCTCTCATTTCAAATTCCCTATATCAAAATATAATTAACAATAATTCTCCAATATGGAGTCTTTACTCTTGGGCCTAATCCATTATGCAATTGATTACTCTTAATCAAAATAAAACTACCAGGAGAATGATTAACCTTCTCATCATTGCAATAAAACTCCCCTCCCCACGAATCTTCCCAGACAGGGCTTAACATTCCAATCAATGACATTGCCTTCGGGTTGTCTATATCTATGTGAAATTCTGCATTGGCATTTTCCTGCTTTGCAACCAAATGAATTCTCAATAAATTTTCAGGCAACCCAAATCCGTACTGGTCTTTACATTTATTATCTATATCTGGTAACAAAGATTCAAAATAATTCAACCAATGAGAACTAATAACATCATCACCATTTAATATATTCATGCCCGGAAAGGTTCCGGCTGTGATATCTCCTCTATTACTTCCGCGAGACAAATACCAAGAAGGTTCATTGATTAATTTATTATAGACACCAATAAGTTTTTCTTTCTCAATGACATCCTTAATCACCCACATCACTAATCCCTGAGACTCGTCAAAAGACTATTCCACTTATTCATACACATATCCATGCTATAAAAATAATTATAATGAACTGTCTGTAAATCCAATATTCCCTGGGTTGTGTCCGTCCAAAAATTATTCAAGGCATGACAAAGATAATGATAATGTGACGCCGCATGTTCTTGAATTGACGGATGCCATTGATACATATAGGAAAAATCTTTACAGGTTTCGGCCAGGGCAGCATAGTTAGGAACAACTGCAAGACACCCGGCAGCCATTGCTTCGATGGCAACAAGGCAAGAAGTTTCCCTATAATTAGATGGATATGCAAGAATATGAGTCTCAGTCAATGCCTTTCGGATCTCGTCATTGGAAACTGACCCATGCATAGTTACGCTTTTAAGTTCATCGAGTCTTCCATAAAGATCCTGAAACTCCGGCAATTCATCCTGTTCATCTCTCCCGTAAATTTTAAAACTAGAATATACATCAACCTCAAAATCATTTCTCGAATCTTCCATAAATCGAACAACAGATTCAAGAATATTCAATCCACGATGAGGAGTTGAAAAATAAATAATTTTCTTCTGGTCTGTCTTTGGCTTTTCGTGTAATGGAATTGGTTCAATACAATTCGGAATAACAATAGAATCCTCGTAAGGAACCCCCAATTTTTGATGAAAATCCCACATGGCCCAATTAGTCGGAAAAACAAATTTAGAATATTGCTTTCTTGATTCAGGATCTTTTAGATGTTGCGACTCAGGGTCTTCAGGAAGATCTTCCAGCCAAAGAATTTTCTTTTTATCATTATCCAAATGATGGTCACGAACCCTTTGCATGATGATAACGAATTCATCTTTAATCTCATCATCAAGACGATCCAACACACGATTGTAAATTAATTCACTTCCTCCCTTAGCTTCTCTCTCTTCGGGTGGAGCAATTTTAAGTTCAAATTCATTGTCATCAGACATAATTTTTCTCCAAATCAAAAAACACGAATTGGGAGGAGGCTCGAAAGCCCCCTCCCAATTCAGTTTGGTTTACCTAAGACTAGGCACGGACGATGCCGTACTTGGTGGAACCATTCTTGGCAGTATCCTTGGTGACTTCCCAGTTACCATAGGCTTCTACCGTGTCCCGAATCGTGGACATGGTGGCACTCATGTTCTTGATACCGAACCGAGCCTCTGCCTGTGCTGGCGTGAGGGTCCGTCCCTCTGCCAAATAGTCCACAACCTTGCGTGTCTTAGAGTTTGTTGCAAATGCCATATTAGTGTTTCTCCATTACGTTGGCTTTCAAAAAGGTACGCAAATATGCCAACACTACTCACGCACCATACTAAATGATTACTCTATACTATATAGGGTAATCTATACCCGGTATATCTCGACCGGATAATACCAAAAGCCTTGCCGCGTTAATGGTCGAGGCTTTCAATTCAAAAACAAATGACTTTCCTTTCACCTTGGAATAAAACTGTGCAATCTTCTGGGGCTTGAACCCGCCAAGATCCGTCTGCTTTCCTCCCTTTTCTACCAGAGAAATCTTATCATTCGTCTCTGGCCCCGAAAACACAATTGCAAATTGATTGTATTCATCCATCAACTTGGTTGCCAAATCATAACTAATGCCGGGAACAAACAAAGAAGGTTCCTTGACGGATTGAATGTTTCCATCATCATCCTCTTCCTGCCCGTGCCCGACCAACTTGAAGAAACCAAGATTTGCAGAGCGAATCTGCTGCTGGAGTCTCTTGAAGTCTGACTTGTTTTTTGATGGCTTATTCTCATCCCGATAGGAAGTAAGAATTGCCCATGAACTCAACTTCTCCTTCTTGATATGCTGATACACCCGACCCAAAGAAACTTCATTTAGTTCGTCTCTGGTCTTGGCATTAATCACATGATTCCAAGTTATTTCTTCATCATGAATAGACTCTTTCAACGTCTTCATGACACTACTCCTCCCATACCTCTATTGCACCATCGTTCTCTACAAATGCCAATTTGATTGGCTTACGAACCTTCGGGTCTACATCCTCATAATGATCCCGAAACCTCTGCTTGAAAGGTTCTACGTTCATCCCTTCCCCTAGAACAATTACTCCGACCTGCTGCTTCATTTTTTAACTATATCCTTTTCTTCAATAAAAATATTTAATTTATCTCTATTTAATTTCTCAACCACCGCCGCTGCCACGAAGTCCGCCACGGGATTGTCATTTCCTAATTG